GGTGTAAAGGTCAAGTCTTTTGCCCGCACAAGCGAGAACATTAACTTCTGGTCGTGCAACTTTAAGAATACTCGCTACGCTGCTCTAGCAGACGATGCAGGGGCTGACGTTAAGTTTAACGGTTGTACATTTATGGGCCTATACAAAGGCATGAAGTTAGGACAAAACAGTACACCGACTACAATGCCATCAAACTACAAAGTTATCAACTGCGTATTCTATAGCATTGCAAACAACGCAATCGATTGCTATGCTGGCGTAAGTGGTGTATTAAGTTCTGGTAACAACTACATTGACGTTGGTAACAACTTTGCTGGCGTTGGTAGCCCAGTGGCCCCGGTTCTGTCGTTTATCTCTGATGGCAACTACAGCCTATGCGACACTTTTGCTCGCACAGATGCAGACGATCTAGTTCAGAAGCGTATCAGTTACAACAACTCTAAGTTCGTAAGCATCCAGTCCAACGTAGGTTTAGTGTCTGGTAACTTTGTAACCGGCATTGGTGGCACTGTTACACTAGCAGATAACACTTCGGCATACGCATCGACTGGAATTGTCTTGCAATCTTCATGCCAAGTCAATTATACTATTACACGTGGCACTACAGTAAGGCACGGTTCCTTTGTGTTTACATACGACGGAACAACACCTAACTTTTCTGACACTTACATGTCGTCGGGCACAAATACTATCACTTTATCAGCTGGTTTAAATTCTGGCAAAGGAGTTATAGTATTCATCTCGACGAACACTGGCACAGATGCCACAATGAAATACAACATCAACTACTTTAATTAATTTTAAATGTTTAAACTAGCAGCTAGCGAGCGTTTGTCTCGCTGGCGTGAATTTCGAAAATCGCTGGACTCCCTTTCTTTAGAACAAGCCATACAGGCAACTGTAGACTATTGGCATGGGTGTCCCTTCTCTCCTTATTATCTTGATCCAGCTAAGCCAGACGAATGGCCAAACCCGTGGACATTAATTGAGGAAAACTACTATTGCGATATTGCAAAAGCACTAGGCATGCTGTATACTATTAGATTCACTAAGCACAGTCCTAGTGTTGAGTTACGAATATACGTCGATCCAGAAACTCGGTACAGTTATAATTTAGTCTGGATTGACGACGGGAAATATGTTATTAATTTGATTGAAGGTGAAGTCGTAAATAAACAACTTACCGACAACCTAACGTTAAAAGTCAAGTACGCAGAAGAACTAAATTTGAATAGTTATTAAGAGGAATCAATGAGTCAAATACAAGTCACAAAAAGAGACGGACGTAAAGAGCCGCTAAATTTAGAGAAATTACATAAAGTTGTTTTTTGGGCAACAGAGGGCATTACAGGAGTTAGTGCTAGCGAAGTAGAAATTAATAGTCATGTGCAATTTTACAATGGTATTAAAAGCACAGACATTCAAGAAACCCTAGTTAAGAGTGCAGCAGATTTAATTAGCGAAGACGCCCCAAATTATCAGTACGTAGCAGGTAGACTGCTAACATACCACATTTACAAACAAGTATATGGCGGTTACACAGCATGGCCTCTACTAAAACTAGTTAAGCGTAACGTTGACATTGGTTATTACACAAAAGAACTTTTAGAGAACTTTACAGAAGACGAGATTAATCAACTTGATTCTTACATTCATCACGATCGTGATGAAACATTTACCTACGTTGCTATGGAGCAATGGAGAGGCAAGTATCTAGTACAAAATCGTGTCACAGGTGAGTTGTACGAAACACCGCAAGCGGCATACATGTTAATTGCTGCTACCTTGTTTATGTCGTACCCTAAAGAAACTCGCATGCAATGGATCAAAGACTATTATGATGCCATCTCTACTTTTGATATTAGCCTTCCTACTCCCATTATGGCTGGCCTTCGTACGCCGCAGAAGCAATTTAGCTCGTGTGTTCTTATTGAAAGTGGCGACAGTTTGGATAGTATCAATGCTACTGCTAGCAGCATTGTTAAGTATGTAAGCCAGAAGGCAGGCATTGGTATTGGCGCAGGACGCATTCGTGCCCTTGGCTCACCTATTCGGAACGGCGACGCATATCACACAGGTATTACCCCTTTCTTGAAGCACTTCCAAACAGCAACACGTAGTTGTAGCCAAGGCGGTGTGCGTAACGGTGCAGCAACTATCTATTACCCAATTTGGCACCTAGAAGTTGAAGACATGCTTGTTCTTAAGAACAACAAAGGCACTGAAGAAAACCGTGTACGTGGCATGGACTACGGCGTACAATTCAACAAGCTAATGTACGAGCGTTTAATCCAAGGCGGAGACATCACTTGCTTTAGCCCGCACGATGTTCCTGAAATGTACGATGCATTCTTTGCTGACCAAGACAAGTTTAAAGAGTTATACGAACGTGCAGAGCGTAACACTAAGCTGCGTAAGAAGACATTCAAGGCAGCTGAACTGTTTGGTAAGTTTATGCAAGAGCGTAAGGACACTGGTCGCATTTACTTGATGAACGTGGATCATGCCAACACACATAGCCCATTCAAAGAGGATCTACATCCAATTAAGATGAGCAACTTGTGTACAGAAATTGACTTGCCGACTAAGCCGCTAATGGACATTAACGACGAGTTGGGCCGTATTGCATTGTGTACTCTATCTGCACAGAATTGGGGCAATGTTAAGAAGCCACAAGACTTTGAGCGTATGTGTACTCTTGCGGTACGCGGGCTAGATGCGTTGTTAAGCTATCAGAACTACCCGGTCCGTGCTGCTGAGATTGCAACAAAAGAATTCCGTCCGATTGGCAACGGCATTATTAACTTTGCATACTTCTTAGCCAAGCATGATGTTAACTACAGCGACCCAGCTGCTCTAGCATTAGTTGACGAGTATGCAGAAGCATGGAGTTACTACCTAATCAAAGCAAGTGCAGACCTAGCTAAAGAGCAAGGCCCTTGCGAGAAGTGGGAAGAACTCAAGTATGCAGACGGACTGCTACCAATTGATACACGTAAGAAAGAAGTCGACGAACTAGTTGAGCATAAAGAGCGTATGCCATGGCGTGCTCTACGTGAACAGATCTTGACATATGGTATTCGCAATGCGACCCTAATGGCACTAATGCCGGCAGAAACTTCTGCACAGATCTCCAATGCCACAAACGGCATTGAAGCTCCTCGTGGATATGTATCAATTAAGCAAAGCAAGCACGGCGTATTGAAACAGGTCGTACCAGAATTTAAGAAACTAAAGAACAAATACGAATTGTTATGGGATCAGCGTAGCCCAGAAGGCTACCTAAAACTTTGTGCAGTATTACAGAAATATATTGATCAAGGCATTAGTGTCAACACTTCGTACAACCCCAAGTACTACGAAGATGAGAAGATCCCTATGAGTGAAATGCTCAAGCACCTGATCATGTGCTACAAATACGGAACTAAGCAGTTATATTATTTTAATACAAACGACGGCCAAGGCGAAATTGACGTCGACAAACTAAGCACTTCGTTGCAAACTCCAACTGATGCAGAAATGGATCAAGAGGATTGCGATAGCTGTGTAATTTAAGAGAACAAATATGAGCGTATTTAATTTAAACGATACTAAAAAGCATACCGAAAAACTAGCATTCTTAGATAGCACTGGACCCGCTGCGGTCCAGCGTTACGAGACACTGAAATATAAACAATTCGACAAGCTCACTAAGAACCAACTTGGATTCTTTTGGCAACCCGAAGAAGTCGATGTGGTGCTTGATGCTAAGGACTTTAAGGAGTTAACTGACTTTGAGCAACACATTTTTACAAGCAATCTTAAGCGACAAATTCTACTGGACAGTGTCCAGGGTCGTAGCCCCAATCTTGCTTTTCTACCTTTATGCAGTTTGCCTGAACTTGAGACATGGATACAAACTTGGGCATTCAATGAAACGATCCACAGTCGTTCTTACACCCATATCATTCGTAATATTTACAGTGATCCTGGTAGAGTCTTTGATGACCTAATCAACATTGAGCCTATTGTCAATTGTGCAAAAGACATTAGCAAATATTACGATGACGTAATTGAATACGGTACCTACTACCGCCTACTAGGCTCCGGTACCCACACAATCAATGGCAAAGAAATTGTTGTTAGTGAGTACGAACTAAAGAAGAAACTATGGCTAGCCATTAACAGTGTTAACGCACTTGAAGGTATTCGCTTCTACGTTAGCTTTGCTTGCTCATGGGCGTTTGCAGAGCTCAAGAAGATGGAAGGTAATGCTAAGATTATCAAGCTGATTTGCCGCGATGAAAACATTCACTTGGCAAGCACACAACTATTGATTAAGTTGTTGCCAACTGACGATGCAGACTTTGCTAAGATCAAAGAAGAGACTAAGGATGAATGTGCAACCATGTTTTTAAGTGCAGCAGCACAAGAAAAAGGATGGGCAGAATATTTGTTTAAAGATGGATCGATGATTGGCTTGAACACTCAACTGCTTTGCCAATATGTTGACTGGTTAACCTGCAAACGCATGACAGCCGTTGGGCTTGACTGTGGCATGAAGCCAGGTAGCAACCCACTGCCGTGGACACAGAAGTGGATTGCTGGTAGCGAAGTTCAAGTTGCTCCACAAGAAACAGAAATTACCACGTACATCATCGGCGGTACTAAGCAAGACGTTGATACGAATACTTTTAGCGGCCTAAGTCTCTAAGATATATAATACACAAGGAGACTTATGTTAACAGTTTATTCAAAAAATCATTGCCCCTTTTGCGATCAAGCAAAGGCGCTTCTAAAGAACAAAGACATTCCATACGAGGAAGTTAAGATTGACGAGAGCCCCGAGGCACGTGAGTTTATCATGGCCGAAGGTCATCGCACAGTCCCGCAAATTTACAAAGACGGCAAAGTGTTTGTAGAAGGCGGCTTCCAAGGTCTACGTAAACTAAATGAAGATCAATTAAAGGCAGCTCTATAATGCTAATTTCAAATTCAACAAAATATGAAAAAGATGACATTGTCACTTTCAAGTTAGTTAACGGCGATGAAATTGTAGCTAAGATTATCGAAGATGGTGGCATGAGCTACACAGTTGACCGTCCTTGCACAGTTGTGCCGAGTCACCAAGGAATTGGCCTAACACAAAGTTTGTTTACTAGCGACATGAAGAAGCCTGTGGTGATTAGCAAAAACCATGTTATGTTCTCTGGCGAGACAATCAAGGAAATGGCTAACCATTACTTTACAGTTACTACTGGTATCCAACCAGTAACAGCAGGAAGCATTGTAACCTAATGGCTGGAGCAGCACGCCTAGGTGACCCAGATACTAGTGATGGATCAATTGCTAGTGCTGTAAGCACGGACGTAATTATTAATGGGCAAGGTGCTGCTATAGTTGGCAGCATCGATTCGCCGCATGCACCATATGGGTCTCCGCACCCACCTCATGAAGCTGCAACGGTCACGGTTGGCAGCAGTTCTGTTATTGTAAATGGACAAGGGCTAGCGTTTGCTGGCAGCGACCTTAGTTGCGGACACGCTATTAAAAGCGGCAGCGACGACGTCGATATTGCGCCATAAGTACTATAATAGGATAAAAATATGTCAGGAATTAGCCCAACTATGCTCATTGCTGCCGACGGTATCACTAGTGGTAACGGTCTTGGCGTAAGTGCAAATTTAACAGCAACAATGAGTTCATTTAACTCGTTACCATTGGTGCAGATGTACACTGATGTTCGTGCAGCACTCAATGGTGCCAGCGTTGCGATCCCCGACACTCCAAGTTACTTAAACGGTAAGATCACTTCAACATCAGAAACTAGTATTACTGTAGCAGTCTCGGCAGCAGCATCTGCTATTGCACCTGATGCTAAAAAGTTTATTAGCAATTTTGTAGCAGCAGATAGTTTTGCACAAACCAGCTTTACCTGGCTCGGGGCAATGAGCGACATGGGTACTAAAACTTTTGATAGTTTTGGTATTGGCATCACTAACGTTAGTGAAATGGTGTCCGGCGGTGCAGGCAAAGTGTTTGCAGCAGCCAATGGGGCTAAAGCCGACCTTAACTCATTATCGTCGTCCCTATCTAAATTTGGCAGTGCATTTGATCCTGCTAACTTGCAAAAGATGTTTGACCCAGCGAGTTTTATTTCTAATTTAACCAAACAAGGTCTTGGTCAAGTTGGCGGGCTCGGTGATGCATTAACAGCGGCAGGCCTTGATCCAACAAAATTGGATTCTGCTAACCCCGATGTAATCAAACAAACTCTTTCAAAGATTACTGGCTCGGATCTGGACAAGATAATTGCACAAACCAAAATGTCTCTACCAGTTGGGCACACGGTTAAGACAGCAGCAGATTTACTTGATGCAAAGAAGATACTAAGTCCAACTGAACTGGCCGCTCTACCTGGCGGCGCCCTAACTGGTTTAAGTAATGCATTGACTAACATGGGAGGCAGTTTCAAATCTGCTGCTGACATTGCAAAAAATCTTGCAGCCACAAAGATTCCTTCGCTTAAACATTTAGATGCATTGCCT